TTGACAGCGTCGCAAATTCAGCTACATTGCTGGGCAAACAAGGGACTGTGAGTATGGATCGCTTGGCACAGATGACTCAAAAGGTGCACAGCCTTTTTGAGCTTGCTGATCAGCTATATGGCTTGAATTTGCGACAGACTGCGATTCGCTTTGACCTTCGAGGGATGAAGGCTGGAAAGGCCTGCTGCCGGATTTGCCAGCGCACGTTCACTCGTAAGTATTCTGTGCATTTCAACCAACAGGTTATCCAAGGGTCTGAGTTTGATGATGTGCTACAAAATGCCACAGCACATGAGGTGGCGCACATCGTGTGTTTCATGAACCCCAGTTTGGGCCGGGATCATGACCAGGGTTGGAAGAGGGTTTGTGTAGCACTGGGAGGTAATGGCAGCATCTACCACAGCTACAAAACCACATACTCTGGCGGAAACTACCACTACACTACCTCCACTGGGCAAGAAGTGGTGATCTCGGCTCATAGACACACAAAGGTGCAGAAGGGCCATAAGTACCGATTCAAGGCCAAGGGGTGGATTGATCGGAGTTGCAATTGGCGTAAACAAATTATTCCAGGGATTGATGTCTCTGGAAATACAACCACCAAGATCCCTTCTCAGAAGGATGGATCTTATGCGGCTAGGATCCGGGAATGGATCCGCACACATAAGCCCCAAGGTGCGTCTCAATCTGACATTATTCAAAAGGCTGTTGCTGCTGGTATGCGACTGAGTTCTGCCCGGTCAGCAGTTTTGACCTTTTGGGATAAGGTGTAATTACCTCTGAGGCAAAGTACAAGCTGCTTGCCGAGCCTCACTTACAGATCGAACAGGAAGTAAGAAGGGTTTAGCAGTTTTATCGCCTGGCATGGGAATTTCATATCCCACAAGAGATTCCAGTTCAACTACTGTGACCTGGAAGCTTTTGAGTTCTGTAGAGATGTTGGGTTGATTGGGAAAAAGAAAAGCCCACGCCTCGCCAGTGCGATGGCTTACAACAACCTTCCAGAGGCTGTTGGGCACTACTACTGCATTGCGGCCAATGGTTTTGGCAGTCATCACATCATAAATGTTTCCGCTGTAAACGGTATAGGTATCATTAGTCTGTTGGGTCCATCCTCTGATACCAGTCTCTAGAGTTTTCCACGCACCACGGTTTACATTAGCCAATTGCGGGCTCATATTGCTGAGGATGAAACTCTCACGCTCAGCAGTAACACTCCACAACATATCGGCTGAATTCACCATGTGACCAGTGTCATATCCTGATTGTCGATAGTCGCCCAATTCAGCTCGCTCACCACGAGGCAAGCTTTGGTCTGGAGAGAATGCATCACTTCTCTTTCCACACCCCATGGCCTTTTCAGGCGTAATCGTATAGACAGTCCATAATGGTATCTTTGCCCTATTGTCGTGCAATAACGCATAAGCCATGCGACAGATGGGTTGGCCAGTGGGTAAATTGGCAGTGGGAAACCCCCACGGCGCTTCTGATTGACATGCCTCCATAGGCCTTGGCGGCGTTTGTTGAGCATAGGCATCACTAAGTGAGAATATAAGAGCTGAGATAGCAAAAAATAATTTGATCATGCAGGGAGTGTAATGGTTTCAATAGACAAACCCAAAATAGATCTTTCATAATTTTCATATGAACAAAGTTTTGATGTTTGATAACCCAAATGATTTTTTGACCCATTTGAAGAACTCATTAGAGAAGGAAAACACACTGTCCCAGACTGAATTGATCAGCTTACTAAAAGGCAGTGTGAGTGCTTTAGAGCAGCTTTGGACAAGTCAAAATATATTGGTCACCAAAATGGCAGAAACTGTTGACTGTCTCAACAGGCATGATGAAAGCTGGGGCCATAAGCTAGCCCAGCTCTACACTGTGTTGGAATGTGGCCAAGTAACTCCAGATGAGATGGAACAGATCTTGCGGGATGAAGTCTGTGGGAGTTAGAGCGCAATATCATTCATACCCACAGACCTAAGGCGTATGATATTGTTAAGTTGAAAACCCTTGATCTCCATTGACTTGATTACACCAAGATACTTGTTGCGAATCAATGCCACCTCATTCACTAGACTCATCATTGTTTGAACATCAGCCTCGCCATCAATGTATTTTTCAATGGCGCGGTCACTCAATTCTCTGTTGTAGCGTTCGAGATAGCGACGATAAAAGTCGCTTCTCATTTTGTCCACTTGGTTGTTGAGATGTTTCAACACAGCCTCAATCTCTTGCAGTTGACTGAAACGCCAACTTACCTGACCTGGCAGCTCTTGACTGTTTTTTTCAAGGCTGCCAAAAACCTTGCATTCTTTTTGAGCAACCTCAAGCTCATTGTTGTAGTAGTCGACCATATCAGGAATTTGCGATAGGTCGTTTTTTACTCTGTTAAACCACATGACAATTGATACTAGCAGTCGTCGTCTACGTCAACATCTCCATAGAGTTCATCAAGGGCAGAATCAAGGCTGTCATCTGCACCACGCAGTGAGTCAAGATCATGAATCTCTACATCATTTTCTTCAAAAACACTGATGAATTCCAGTGCCACATCGTCTCGCTTGCCAGAGGGAATCAAGTCCTTGACCGTTTCCCAAAGCTCTGCAATTAGTTTTGCATCAATTTCCATTAGTTTGATCTCCACAAAAAATCTGGGGTTATTTAAAGGTTACTTGGGTACAAATTGGCCGCAACTTGCATATACGTCTTGACCAACTTTCGGAATAATCTTACAGGGCATATATTGCTGGATTTGTGCAGCTATGTCATCCACCCGTAGACTTTCTTCACCCTGTTGACTGCTATAGGGATTGTATCTCACAATGTTGAACTCACTGTGAAAACTGTATTCAGCAATGGTGTTCATCAGCTCTTCAACATCTTGTTCACTGTCATTTTCGCCCTTGATAAATGCACCGTGAAACTTGATGATCTTTTTTGAAACTTGTTGATATTCCTTGAGATTAGCTAGCGCACGCTCTACTGGCATCGCGGCTGGTAACCATTTGTTTCTAAATGAAGAATTTATTGAATATATGGAGTAATACACATTCGCCGGGATAAGAGGGAACACTTCACACAGGCTTTTTTTGAGCGTTACTGGCATAATGGTAGACACGTTGAATTTTACTCGCAGTCCTCGGTCTCGTGCCATGTTACCCAGTCGCCAAAAAAGTTCTGTTCCAGTTTTGGTTATCGTGGTATTGGCTAGCGGCTCTCCCCGGGCCATGAAATTCAAGTGCACTGTTTGCGCAGGAGTGTCTTTTTCATAATGAGACAATACAGTTTCAAACTGACTGACAAAATTACTTTGGTCCAGATTCGAAAATTGTGTTTGTTTGGTTGCAGTGAGATGACACATTTGGCATCCACGGTTACAGCCAGTTTGTGAACTGAGATACGCGATGAAATAGTCAGCTTGACGTCTTACATAACGCGACTCAATAAATCCTGTCAGCTGTTGCTCAACAAAATTTACACTCGCATCCAGTTGCGAGTTGATCTGTTGTAACATACGTTGAAACTTTCTGGTTAACGGGATTTGGGCGAAGGTAGTTTTTTTTGACCAAAGTTACAATGTTTTTGTACCACTGGGTCATACTTCTTCAGACGCAACTTTTCACTAGACTTTGCACCTTTTGTAGTAACATGCGTCATGTATTTGGTTGGTGTATCATGGTCTTGATTTACCAACATTACAATTACGGTTGCTGCTTTTGCCATCCTGTGTCTCCTGCTATGCGTGATTATATATGGCAATCAGCTCAAAACAATGAAAGCGGGACATTTTGTCCCGCTCTTTGCACTGCTATGTATTGGAAGTTATGATAGATCTTCTTCAGGCTCTTGAACTTCAATATCTTCTAACACAGGGGCAATTTTGCTTAGCTTCTGATGGAACTCATTCATTATTTGATCAAGACATCCATCTTCATTGCGATCCCAAGCTTTTTCAAACTGCTTGATCTGTGTGCCATCCAAACGAGTGTAACACCACTTGTTTCCTTCTTTGACTAACAACCCTTTCTGAACAAACAGGTCATACAAGCCACTGTAGGGGTCCATGCCTCGGTCGTATGGGATTTTAACCTCAACAGTCTCAAAGGGTTTGTTATATCGCGTCTTCATTACACGACATTGAGCACGGATACCTTTGACGTCTGTTGTCTTGTTGCCCATCTCATCTTCCTTGAGCTTGAGTTTGCGCATAGCCAACACAATGCTGCTGGCGTAGATGGGGCCTTGCCCACCACTAATGACATCATCTGGATTGAACATGTCTTGGCTTGCATAACTGTGGTTTGTGCAAATCATGCCGATATCATATTCACCAAACATGTTAACACAATTTCGCACAAGCGCAGCAAGTGCACGCGGCTTGCGCCCCATATCACCCTTGAGCTCACCAGCCTCAAATTGATTGACATCAGTTGGAGTTAGGAGCATGCCTAAACTGTCAATCACAAAGAGCACGCGAGGGCGTTCTTCCTCACTCACGCTGTTGTAACGAGCTTTGTAGTCCTTCATGAAATCTGAGATCAACTTGGCAACATCATCAATCATTGCCAAGTTTGCCTTCAAAAGCTTGTCCTCAGATGTATCTACATCTAGCGCCTTTAGCCATTTTTCATCTAGTGCATTCTCACTGTCGATCAACACCACAAACACATCTTTTTTCTGTGCATTGGAGGTTAAGTTTCCTGCTGCCAGAAAGCTCTTGCCACTGCCACTTTGTCCAGCCAGCATTGTTACTTTGCCTAGCGGGATGCCACCGTCACGGAATCTACCAGAGATAGCATAATTGAGTGCATAGTTGCCTGTTGAGATCCATACCTTGGGATCGCGAAAGCCAACTGATAGTCCTGGAATGCTCTTGGCAATATCTTTTCTAAATCGGGATAAATCTAAAGGTTTCATATTTGTTCCTTTTTATGCTTGAGAGAAAATGAAGGTGGAAACTTAGTTTCCACCTTCTTAAGGCCAATTATGCCTTGGCTTGTTGCCTACGACGTAGTGCAGCCAGAATGTCTTCTGGGCTCGTCATCTTCTTGGCTTCTCCACTTTCTGCAACTGGTGCAGTGGTTGAGGATACAGCTTTTGCACCGTCGAATGGTGCATCAGCAACATCAGCAGATGCTGATGGCGCTGTCACACTAATGTTACGGGGAGTAGTTGATGGTTTGGAAAACCGTTTCTCTGCTCCTGCAACATCACGTGCCATAGATGAGCCAGAGTCGTTATCAGTTTGTAGGCCAAAAGGCTTGTAAAACTGTGCATACTTGTCTGGATCGTATGGCTTCTCATCAACTGAATCATGGAACATGTCCATAATAACCTGCATGTGTGCCTCATCTGGACGCTTGGGCAGATAGTTGCTGAGAGCAAACAGCCCATATTGATCAATAGCTGAGCGTTCATCGTCACTCAGTGCTCGCTCACGACGCGCCCAAGAGCTGGTACCATAGTCAGCATACGCACCCTTGCTCCCCTTTACCAAACGGAAATCCAGCCCGTTGTCATAGTCAATGGGGTTGTTTTCAATCTCTTGGTCAAGAAACACTGTCTTGATGCGATCAAACACACTGGGATTGATCACAAAGCGCCGAATGGGATTTTCTGGAAGATTGGCTAGATCTTCAGGATTGGGATTCTGTGTCACAAAGCCCTGGAACAAAAATGACTTTTTGCGCCAATACTTGCGTGCCATGTCCTCCATTTCTTTGCCGCCCTTCCACCAGGGACGAATCTCTGCATTGATTGGGCAACTGCCAGGCTTCCACATGTCAACGCAAGGCACTTGCACTTCAATTGGACGACCAGTTGAAGCTTGACCTTTGATACTTGGGAAGGGAAGACGCGTGATCAGCCGTTCAACCCAAAAGAAATCATTACTGGTATCGCCGTCTGGAAGAAATCGTAGTGTTGCTGTGCTGCCGTCTGGATTGCTCCAGAAGGGATAATTTGCTTTATCCCCACCACCGCCACCTGTACGAGCGCGGTCTTTTGAATTTTGTTGTTCAAGTAGTTTTTCACGAATTTGAGCTAATGATAGTGCCATTGTATTTTTCTTTCTATGTGCCTATTAAAGTGTCTATATGTTTTCAGGATAGAGACAACAAAACACTGTTTTGTTGTCACTAACAAGCTTATTTAGTATTGATAGTTCTTACAAGTTATTTTTCTGATTTTTTCAATTGTTCAATTATTTCATCCAACTCTGCTGTCACAGCAGATGGATCGGCTTCAAAGCGGCTTTCCCACCCTGGAACATTTCTTTTCAAGTAGTCTAGGGTTTCATATTTGTTGCCATCACTTGCTACCCAAGCAGCTTTCACTTGGTCTGTTTTTGATTCATTTTCACTTATCTGGAGATCAAAACTTTCCAACCAACCCATCATGTCTTTGGCTTCACGGAAAGTCAATGGCAATGATGTTGTAGGGTGTTTCCAATCAGTCAACATTTTTCTGGCCTTACTAACACCCTCATTGTAGGAGCGTGTTTCTGCCATTTGTCCCAAGAGCTTTTTGATTTGTCCACGAGTTGTGCTGATTTCATTCAGCAAGCTTGTGGACCCCAGTCTACGTGCCCGACGTTGAAGTGCACTCATGTTTTGTAGGGATTTGGTCAAATCTTGAATCAAAGTTCCTTCAGCGTCGTGCATGGATTTTTGTTGGCTTAGATGCTGTGCCATAGCTTTGGCTCCCAGCACATGGTTCAACGGAAATTTAAATCTTTCTCCTGTTGGAGTATGGAGCATAACCTGTTTGATTCTGCGCCAGCGTTGGGCTTGATCAAGATTGTCTTTGTGCCAAGGCCTTGAGTGCTTGATTACAACCAATACGCCATTGATGGGAAAATAGCTAGTGCGTGTGCTTCCACTCCAAGAATGAGTTTCTGTTACGTTCATGTGTTTGAAATGACGTGGCTCAAGCGTACGAGCAAAATGCTCGGTGTCAAAACTGAAGTCCCATGGATTGTGTCTCTTCAAGGCAAATTTGATATCCTTGAACCTTTTTTTGTCTGTTACATCACTCGTATAAAATGTAACCAAGGGTTTAGGTGGCTTGCCTTTGGTATATCCTAGAGAAACCATCAACTTTTCATTGTTACTCCAAAGGCGATCGCTTTTCTTGGGATCAAAAACTTGATTGCCTTTTTCATCGTACATATAAATTTCATGACCCTTGCCACTCAAAACATCAAAAATCAATTGGGCCATCTCTTCATGAGGTGTTGCCATACTCTATCCCTTCTCTATTCCAATATTTAAGAGATTACCAGATGCTAACAGCTATTGGCAAAGGCTCCATCAAATCATCAACCTCCACTAAATCATTATTCCTGATTTGTGATGCTGTGCTGTCGTCCCATCTTGCTATAAGCTGACTCATTCTTACTATCATCAATAGTGCACTGACCAAGTCATCGTGTTCTCCACTTTTGGCTGCAAAGCTTCCGCCTTTGGTAACATAGTTTTTCAGTTCTGAGATCAAAGGCTTGCTCTTGATTTGGAGGCGATTGCCTTCTATCAAACTTTTGAGTTTGGTTACAGCTTGATTCTTTGTGCGCCCATTTGTATTCAATCCTTTCCTGAACTTTGATCCACTTTGATTGGGTTCACTCATCAATTGCGCTGGTACTACGTCCCATCCTGCTTCATTTAAAAGTTCAATAACAGCCTGCCCATAACTGTTGTTTTCAAATGTCCAGAATATTTCTGGTTCGCTTATTTGCTGGGGTTGTGCTCGCATTTCTCGTTCGATGAAGCTGGTAATTTGTACAATCATTTTCAATTGTGTAGCAACATCACTGCGGTTATGCATCCATTCAGCAACCTGAGCCATTTCTGGCAATCGCCATACTTGTATAGCTGCTGAGTCCAAGCCCACGCCAGCTGATGGATCAAGGCTAATGAGATAAATGTTGTTGGCTTGAGGCTTTTCCCACCATCGTATATGGTTGGTTTTGAACAAGGGTTCAGTTGAAACCAGTCCTGCTAGACACTGACTGTCAATCAAGGTGCTGTCTGCTGTTAGGAACCGCAGTTCATATTCACGCTCAAACTTTTCATAACCAATTTTGGCACGCTCTTTTTTGGCCCAGTCTTCGTCTCGATCAGGATGTTGATTCCATTTGGCAACAAATGCTTTGAATCCATTTGCTCCCAGTCCATCAGGCAGTTCGTTCCCAAATTCGTCAATTGTACGATTACTGCTATACCAAATTTGTGCAAATGGGTCCTCATCACTGTTGGGAGTGCTAGTGATAATGCATTTTCCTCCAGTGGCTAGAGTTGGGCTGATGGCACTCCAAAACTCTTCAGCAATTCGAGGCTTAACGAATGCCATCTCGTCCAAATATAACAAGCTGATGGATTTACCACGTCCTGTTGAAGGAGTGGTAGTAGCACTTTCAATCTTGCTGCCGTTGTCAAAAACAATCTTTTGCACGTTGTAGGTCACAACACCAGCTTTTAACCAGTCAGGAAGTTCTTCATAACTGAATTTGATGCGATCCATAATCTCGGTAGCTGCGCGAAAATTATTGGCAGCGATCAAAATATTCACATCTTTTTGGAACGTTGCGAACCATAACATGAAGCTGGCTGCTGTTTCTGTCTTCCCCAACTGTCTTGAGCACATAGCTATAACTTGGCGGTTTTGCCAGTAGGTCAAAACCAAGTCTTTTTGATAGTCAAACAGTTTGAAGGGCACTCTGCCTTTGGTGCTATGTCGAATGTATATGTAGTTGTCTATAAAATACAAGGGATTGATAGCACACTTGAGGAACTCAGCCTCTTGGTGTGCATTCAGTCGCAACTGTTGGTGCG